TACCTTGGTCCGGTGTAGCTCTGCGCCATGTCCAGTTGTTCTTCCAGAATGGCAAGGTTGCGAGCCCGGATGGCGGGGTCTTTGATGCGGCCTAGCTTGTCTAGCTCACGCTGGATCTCTTGGATGTCTTCGGCCTGCTGCGCGTCCTGCCGCATCTGTTCGTACTGGCTGAACTGCATCGCCCCGCCCATGGCCTTGCGTTCAGGCCCGTTAATCAGATCGCCGCGTGGTGGTGCTGTCGTTGTCGGTGACGGGGTCTTAGCCGACCCGCCGCCGTTTTCCAGCACACCGGCCATATCAGGTGGGTTGATGCCACGGTCTCTTGCGTGCCCGCGCGTTGCTGCATCAACGATCTTGAAACGAAGCCAGTCATAGGCTTTGTCCAAAATCCTCTTCTGCTCGTCTTTCGAGTTCAGTGGATCGGCCCAGCTAAAAGGCTTGTTCGTTCCGGGAACTTTAATGTTCCTTTCCATCCAGTCCGCAACGGCGTTCAACGGCCCGGCTAACTTCGTGACGAAAGCGTCCGTGAGAATATCTGCTGCCGCTTCTAGCTTGCGAAAAGCATGACCTAGTTTGTTTGCCGTCTTGCCAACTTCGTCCATGTTGGCGCCGGACTTTTTCACCGAGTCGATATACCACTGCATGTCTTCAATCACTTTGGGCAGCACTCGAGCCCAGTCGGCGAAGTCGTGGAAGCCCACGTCGTTTGCCAGTTGCTCGCGCATCTGCTTCGTCACCGGGTCTTGTGCGCCACCGTTGAAGTCTTTGAGCTTTTGCAGGAATTCCAATGCGAGTTGCGAAGGGTCTTCGTCGCCGCTGACCGGTCTGCCGACGACCCTTCCAATCGCCACTTGACCCGGCACGTTCTGCATCGCATCACGGATGTTGCTGATAGCTTCGGTGACATCCTTTCCGGACTGTTTGCCGGCGTACCCGAAGGCTTTCAGCGTGGCGATAGGGGTGCCAAGGTGCTGCGACTGGAAATAGAGCTTTTCCATCGCCCGCGCATAGTTTTCCGCCATGTCCATGACGGTGCTGCCAACCTGCTTGATCGCGCTGGATAGCAGGTTCGCTTTGACGCCGATTCCGGTCAGCGTGTTCTCGAATTTCTTGGACTCGGTGGTGTTGACATTGAACCCGAGTTGCAAGAGGTAATTGCGCAGCACTTCAATCGGAGCGGACATGGTCAATCCCTCTGCTTGCGCACTGCCGTCTTGTGACGGTGCGAGTTCTCTGCCTTCACGTCCATGTACTCAAGACACAGAACCCAATCGGCCAAGTGATAGCCCGTGTCATTGAGCGCACTGAACGGAAGCATGCCGGCGTCGATTGGCTGCAAGAGCCAGTCTTCGCCGCCTTCCATCGTCAGGTATTCGACCCCGCCGCTGCCCCATTCGCACTTACTGAGGGTGCGGCCCCGCCGTTCAGTTGCGAGAAAAAAGGCGCGAGGTTTTCTTTGAAGCACTCGGCGACCAGTACCATTTCAGCGTACAGGTCGACGTCCTTGAACATGCGCAGCGCGTCCTTGCCGTTGCGAATGTAGATCGGGTGCCACGTGCCCGTATCCTTGTTGAGACGTTCGGTGTGGAGCAAGCAAGTGTCGATCACTTCGTCCAACACCGAATCCGGCATGAATGCGAGAGCGTTGGTGAGTGGCCCGATGTCCCGGGCCAGCTTCGTCATCGCTTCCGCACGTGTGCTTCCGTCCAGCAACGCAAGGATGCCGTCGCCCATGGTGCCCACCAGCGGCGACAGACGACGAGACACGTGGAACTGTTCACGTGGTGTCATCTGCGTTGGCCGGTAGGTTTCCCCTTTGATCGTCGTCATTGTTTCCTCCTGACTGCGCTGGATCACGAACCGAGTGTGCGGTCGATAACGATAGCCTCGAATTCCCAGTCCACCATGCCCGCCTCTTTGCCGTAGGTCAGGTCCGGGTGCTTGGCGAACGCGACTTGTCGGCACGTCACGGAGTCGTTGCGCAGAGTGTCGGTGCCGCTGATCGTATTCTGACCGTGCACCGATGCGTCCGCCGTCTGCGCGTTGTACATCGCAGAGAGCAGTTTGTTCACTGGTGATGTCTTGAGCAGACGCACCGTGATCTTGCCGGACTTGTCGCCATGCAGCGAGTGCTGGCCGCTGCCGTCCGCACTCATCTGCTTCGTGTTGATCGGACCGTCGGGCGAAAAGGTGATGCCTTCGTCGGCCATGCCCGATCCATCACCAAGGTTGATGCTGCCCCCGGGTCCGGTCAGCGCGCATTGGAAATTAAGGAAAGAGTAAACGTATGACATTACCGTACCCCTATTGATGCCAAGTAAACGTAAATCACTGGTTGACATTGACCGTTAGTGCCAGCGTGTGCACAGCGCCCGCCAGCTTGATTGCGGCTTGAATGGGCACGGACTTGCGGGCGGCGCGGTCGGCTTCGGACTGCGTTGCCACCTTCGGCGCCCACACGTAATAGCCCTTGACGAGGAAGTCGCCCTGCGAAAGCACGCCGAACCCGCCGCTGTTCCACTGTCCCGGTGCAATGAAGCCGTTTTGCACGCCTTGGATGCACACGGCTTCGATGACGTTCAGGAACTGCTGCGTGCCGGCGTCGGTCTGCGGAATCTTCGTCGGTGACGTGTAGAGCAGGTTATAGAGCGACGCCTGCGCTTGCAGACTGAACCAGTCGCACCCACAGATGATGTCCAGAAAGACGCCGCTGGCGCACTGGCCGGGTTCGATGATCGCGGTGTTGTTGTTGTAGTTGACGAACACGTTGCAGTTCTTGTTCTCGAGCGCATTGACCTGATTGGAGTTCAGGAACTCGGCGACGATGCCCGGTTCCTGCTTGTAGAACAGGGTGATGACCGTGTTGTTGCCGGTGTAGTCGGTGGGCAGGATGCGAGCTGCCGCGCTGATCGCCGCGTACGGGTTGGTGCTGCTGTATTGCAACCATGTCCGGTTGTAATTGAGCGCCGACAAGATCGAAGCGATGTCCGATGTGGTCGCGGCGACCAGTACACCGGCTTCCTGCGTGGTCACGAAGAACACGTGCTTGTTGCCACTGGCTTCGATGTACGGGGCGATGGCTTCGGTGTCGCTGTCGGCCCCGCCAATCAAGTAGACGCCATAGAACGTCTGGCCGTAGTTCAGATCGAAGAACGTGACACAGTTGAGAGCGGATTCGGCAATCATGCCGTTCGACACATACGAGCCACTGTTGCTCGCCGACATGCCAAGCAACGTGGAAAGGTCTGTCGGTCCCGCTGCCGGAGACGTGAAGAACGAAACCGCCGAAGATGCACCAGTGGTGTCCGATGTCGCTTCAAAGCGTTGGTAGTTCGCATCCCACACCACCACGATGCCGGGAGTGAGCGCACTGATGAGTGCAGCGACACTGGAAAGAGAAGTCGCCGTGCTCAGGTTGATCGAGCTCGTCTGTGTGACCGAACCGCCGTCATAGGCGTACTTGAACGCTCCGTTGCTGATGGCCGTGAAGTTCGCCAACAGTTGCTGCGTCGGACTCAGGGTTGCACCGATGAGTTGACCGGCTGATGGTGCCTGCACCCATCGGCCGATGGTGAGTGTTGCAGGCTGCGGGCTCTGCTCGAACCACAGCACAGCTGCAAGGTATTCCGGAGCCGTGGTACCGAAGTCGGCCGCAACCTCTTGAATGTCTTCGTAGAGACGATAACGCTCGGTCGGGTTGATGACGTTGGACGATCCGAGCAAGAGCATCGTGCTCAGGCTTTGCGATTGCGCTCCGGTTGGCGTCAGGTTGATCGTGACGTTGATGACACGGCTGACCGGGAGAGTAGGTGCTGACATGAATGACCCTTTGAAAAGTTAGTCGATGACTTGCTCTATGCCGATGATTCTTTGAAGTGATAGAGAAGGCGGAATCTTGTTGTCTTTCAATCGTGTCGCCACGAGCACGTAGTCAATTTTGGTCGTGTCTTCTGGCATGCCAGAGTAGTCCCCGGTCAACGACACAGTGTAATGGCCGTTTTGCAAATAGCTGTGCGTCGGATTCTGCTCGGTGCCGGTGCTTCCGTCACCGAAGTCCCACAGCCACCCATCAGGCGACGGAGTGCTCAGGTCCGTAAACTTGACGACAAGAGCGGGCGGGCCTTCCAACGGCACGCCAACGAAGTCAACCAGTGCGCCGACAAAAACCGTATGCGAAACAGGAACCGCATTCGGTGGCCCGTTCGCTGTGGTGTAGTTGGGTGTCGTGACCTGAATCGGCCCGGTGTCTCCGTTATAGGTTCCGATCTGACCATCGGCCTGTCCGTTGGCGCCGATCAATAGTCGCAAATTGAACGGTGGCGAAACGCCAATCGACAGACACAAGCGAGCCGCTTCGTAGCAGTCTGCAGCCACCTGAAACGTAGGTGTGATCGCGGGGCAAGTCACTGGCACGAGTTGGGAGTAGCCGTAAAGCACCACCTGTGGGCTGATCGGCGGTTGAACGGTCAATGTGACCATGAACTCGCTGCCGGATGCGTAGGTGTGTGTCGGGTTTTCCGCTGTCGATGTGTTGCCATCGCCGAAGTCCCACAACCGTCCGTCCGGAGTGGCGGGGTATGTTCCGGTGTCGGTGAATGTCACCGTATGTCCAGCCGATGACCATGTGAAGCTCGGCAGATACTGCGACAAAACGATGTACGCAGGCTTCGTGACAACGACTTGCGACGGACTGCCTGACGAAAAATTCACCGTCAGGGTGATGTCATAAGAGCCAGCGTCGATGTACTGGTGATTCGTGCTCCCTTCGATACTGTGATTGCCACCGTCGCCGAAATTCCAATCGTAGGATGCGACGCTTCCCGAAGTGCTCGGCGTAAAGCTGATGACCAGTGGTGCGACCCCGGTCAAGTGATTGGCGATGAAGTCGGCTGTGTTGCTCATGACGCGTCGCCAGCCTTGATCGTGTCGACGAACACTTCGGCGTTGACGGTTGCGTCGGCTTCCACCAGCGTGCGGATGTTGTACTTGCGGCTGACGTATCGGCGCAGTGTGATGGTGACATCGACCCTGCGGCGCCACTTGCCGTGCAGCAACGCAGGCAACGTGACCGGACTACCGCAATAGAGTACGTCCATGTTAGCCGCATTCAGCGGAGCGCGATTCTGTTCGATGCGAAAGCCGTCCCTGAGCACACGAGCGAAGCCCTGTGAGTGTGGCCCGTAGCACGACAGAAGCAGATCAATCTCTTCGCTGTACTCCACTAGGTCATAGCCTAGAACTCCGTCATCGACGTGGTATTCGGTCAGGAACGTGTCTTCGCGGGTGTCACGAATGCCGAAGCCACACCAGTCCGTTTCCACGGATGGCTCGTTCGGCACGTCCGGTGTTTGCCAGCGCGGGCGCACGAGCGATGGGTCTTCCCACTGTCCGATGCCGAAGATGATCGGTTGCAGAAAGTCCAGAAGATCGTCGTCGTCCGCGAGTGGTGTCTGCGGACTGAGTGGGCCGGGTGCTCGCGAGTCGTTGCCGTTCGTGTTCATTGGACTGGCGGAATCGAGTCACGGAATTCGCACACTGCTTCATAGAAGCCATCGCCATACCTCGACCACGGCATCACGTCGGCCACGGTGAAGATCGCTCCGTTCCACTCAATCTCATCCGGCTGCTGACCCGGTGCGGCGCCGATGAGCGGAACTCGGGCAACGACAAGGATGCGGCGGGGGATGGTCTGTCCGTCTTCGGCCCGCATCAGGTCCGATGGATTCTGCAACGTGATGACTCCGTACTGCTCGGTGTATCGGTCCCAGTCCGCGTCCGTGCGCCCGTTGCTGCGCACAACGTCCAGCCGCCGCCTGATCTTGAAGCAGTCTTCAAACATCGAGTCGGATAGCATGAAGCTGACATCTAGTTGCGGCATGTCATGACTCTTTCTTGTTCCAGTCACGCGGTCGCACAACCCACGTGATCGACTTGCGCATCTCCCCAGTGTCTATCAAGGGTCTCGGGTCCAAGGATGGGGCTACCCCTGCATCACGTCGATCTAGCTCTGCCTGTGCCCCTTTGCGGCCCTTTGCGGCCCGTTTCTGTAGGGTGAGCTTCGCCAGCGGGGGAGGAATGCCTTCGTCGATGGTCGAGCGAATGTTGTCACGCACAAGCAGGCCCACACGCTCGAGCCCTTCCGGAATCTTGTTGGGCTGGCCCGACAGACCATAACTCGCCGTTTTGGTGAGCAGCTTCACCACTTCGGACTTCGAGCGATTCATGCCGGGAATCATGAACGGACGTTGCGGAATCTTGGCTTCCGGTGCTCCGTTGTCATGGATGTAGGCCAGTGCTGCGTTGGTAAGGCCGATTGCGAGGCTTTGCGGGTCGTTTCTAGCCGTTGTTTCTTCGGGGACACCCACAAGTACCACATCCCGTGTCAGGCGCGCTATGGCCTGTTTAAGCTCAGTCAGGTTGTCGACCGCAACGTGCACCCCATCGACGCCACCGGGAACGATTTTCTTGGGCACGAGTCACGGTCTCACGAGTCACGGATAGGTAGGCGAGTTCTGTGAGAGCACACCGGGCCACGCCTGATCGGAGTTGGCGGTATCGCTCGCCGACAAGTTCGGATCACAGACGGGTCCGTAGTTGAAGCCTTGACCCACGGTGTATGCGATGGCCGACTGCGGAAGGTAGTAGGCGGGGTCCGTGACCAGTCCGCCACCGATGCCGACTTGCACCGGGCCGGCGCCGAAGATTCGAGCGAAGCGGAGCCATTGCAGACCGAACGTGGTCATGCCCCAGTGGCCGGCGTTCTCTTCCATCACGGAAGCAACGTCCCGGCCATAGCTCACCTTGTCGACCGAACCGGAGTTCAGCACGCCGATCACGGTGCCGGGGATGCCGCGCGGGTTCGACGCTGCTTGCTGTGCCAGTGCAAGGAAGTGGGCTGCGACGAGGAAGCTGCCATGCCACGCCATGCGCCCCCATCGCCGCCAGTTAATCATGATCCGGCCCAAGTCCAGATAGAACTCGACTTGCATGTCCGGATAGCGCAGTGAGTTGGCGAACACAGGGAACGCTTGACGGAACAAGGTGAGCGGCGCACAGCTCAGGACGCACGACACATCGTCGTCGGCGTTGCATTGATCCGAGAGTCCCGCTGTGTAATCGCTCATGTCACACTGGCTCTTCGCTCAGGATGCGGACACCGTTGGCACGCGCATACGTGCTCATGGCGATCGAGCGACGCATGTTCTGTTCGCCCGGTGCATAGGTGTGCAGGATGCCACCCCTGCCCATGAACTTGAAGCCACGCGGCTTGCCTTGCTGATCCTTCGGGCCTTCGGGCACATCGACGTACAGCAAGGGGTCTTCGTCAGGCTCGAGCTTGGCGGTGACGCCGGGCGGGAGTTCGTTCTCCGTCAGTTTCAGGTGTGCGGCGCGACTCGCTGCCTGCGATGCCAGTTGCTGTGCTTCTGCCATGCGGTTGCCACCGGGCATCACGTTGCCGTGTTGGTCGACGCCTAGCGCCGGACGCATTTCCACCGTCCGGGCTTCAACAGGTGCTGCCTGACCGGCTGCTCGTCTTGCTGTCATGTTGGTATCTCCTACGAGGTTTGTTGATGAAACTTCAATTCTGCATCACGGCGAGACGCTGCCGCTTCGTCGAACGTCTTGAAGTAACCGAGTGAGTGTTCCTTCCGGTCAACCGTGATACGCGCATGCCACAAACCGGAAGTCTTGTGCAACCTGACACCCGGACACCCAGATGTGTTCGTTCTACGAACTGTGAGTGATTTCTTCCGACTTGATTCACGGTTCAACGTCTTCCTCTGTTCGGCACTTACCTTGCGCTTCAACGTCAATACAGGCGCAATTTGTGGTGCCGTTGGTGCTCCGCCTTTGACCGAGTACACCGTTCCTAGATACTTCACTTCTGCATCAAGCCTTGCCTTTACCGCGTCTTGGAAGTTTGCGAATCGACCTAGCAAGATGATCTTGTCGTCAACTCTGATTCGGGAGTCCCATCTGTTCCTGCCCCTGCACCACGAAACCCCTTTGACTCCGCTTTTGTTCGTCTTCGGCGGTTCCGAGTTGTGATTGTTTCTACTCCTAGTTACCGGCTTCAGATTCGTCCAACGGTTGTCTGTTTTGATCCGGTTGTCATGGTCTATCTCAAAACCTTTCGGTACCGGTGCTCCGGTCATAAACCAATACGCAAGGATGTTGGCTCTGTGTTGAATGCCGAGCACCCCGATGACGATGTACCCACCACTCATGTGGCCGGCTGTCTCTCCTGCACGGATGACTCGACCCGTGGTGCGGGTATCAACCTTCCATCTAAACAAACCGGTGTCAGGTTCATAGGAAAGAAGGTGACGGAGGAACTCTAGTTTTTCCGATGTAAAAGCACTAAGCATGCTGACTCCTAGTTAGGGAGTCAGCATCCTATTACTTTTTGGCTACGTTGTAAAACATCTGAAACTATATTTCATCCCGATAGCCGATGGTCTCCGGGTAGACGACTTCCATGAACCCCAAACGGCAGTAGTACGTGAACTTGTGGTAGATCGCGTCGTACTGGATCGGGGTCCGTTGGAGCATCGTCATCGGATAGCGCACGCGCCGCTTTTCCTGCGTGTACGCCACCATGCGGTCGTGGCCGTTGATGGTGCCGATGGTGCCGCCCACGCCTGCGCCAATGCACCACTTGACCGGAACGATGGTCAGCTTGCCCATGCCTGATGCCGTGATGACGTTGTTCTTGAGCAGGAATTCCAGAATGGAAATGCTGCCCGCCGTCGACACGACTTGCGCTGCGAGCAGACCGAATTGCACGGGCGGAAGCAGAATCTTGTTCGGCATCACTGCCCAACCCGATGCCGCCCACACGGAATTCAGAAGCTCGTTCACATCCGCCAGAATTTCGGCGGGGGTCTTCGTGCTCCACAGCGTCGAACTGGCCGCACCGACTGCGACGTTGGCAACGTTGGTCACCGCCGCTGCGTTGCACAGCCCGGTGGCGCCCATGGTCGCATCGCCCACGTAGACCATTTCGTCCACGTCCATCTGATGCTTGAGCTTGAGACCTTCCATCTTCTGATCGTCGATGGGACGGCCGAGCTTCGCAGCGGAAGCGAGTTCCAGAAGCGAATACTTGACTTCCAAGCCCCACGGGACCAGAGGTTGCGGGGTCTTGCCCGTGTCAACGCCAACACCGGAGATTTGATCGGTGACCTTGCCGATCCATGCCTTGCCGGTGCGGATGCCGTTGCCGGCGCCGAGGCCACCCTGCGAACCATAGGTAGTCTGCGTGAACGAACTGAACTCGTCGGCCACCGTCACATCTTCACGCAGATCGATGTCCCGCTGCCACGTGACGCTGACCAGCGGCAAGTGGAGTTCCGGATCCAGCCGTTCGAGTTCGCCGACGAGGAATGCGCCGGTCGAATCCGCCGTGCGGCCGTCGTGCGTCGGGAAGGCGAACGGCAAACGCTCGCCGGGTTGGTAGATCGCGCCGGACTCCGACTGGCGCCACGACACGGCATCCATCGTCATGCCCATCATGGCGTGGTCATACGTGCGGTGACGGATGAGTCCGTCGATGGCACGCTTCATTTCGCTGCTTTGTGCTTTCATTGCGTTGGTGTATTTCCGTTCAAGAGTTGAGGGTTCCGGGTAACGCCGGGCCGTGGCCTAGAGCCCTAACTTAAATCTTGGATGCAGTGGTGCGAAGCTCCGTGATGCCGGACGCGTCGGCCGGGCCGTTGAAAAACGCGTTGCTGATGAGCGTCAGGTTCGACCCCGCCGCCGCCTCGAGACCGCCCTGCACATGACTGCCGGTCGATGCCGCCGTGTAGACGTAGACCGCGCCGCCTTTGGTGGGCGTGCCGACGTTGCACTTGACGATGATGAAACCGTCGCTGCAAATGTCTACCGGCTGATTGACTGCCGGAGCGCCGTTGCCGATGGTCGCAGTCATGCCGTAGGCATCGGACTGCTGCACCGGGTACGGACGAACCACGAAGCCGTCGCACGCGAACGTACTGGTGTCGGCCGTGGTGATGCCTCGATAGCTGGACGTGGCCGAATCGATGATGACCGGATCGCCGAAGAGTCGGGGCGGCTGCACGCTCGTGTTCATGGCGCCGGCCACGATGGATGCCGGGTGCGTGCGGTTGACATCGCCCGCGAAGCCGGCACCCATGCGGAAGCCGAACGAAATGTCTTGAGTGTGCCAGCCGGTGACAGTCGACAGTGCCGTGCACAGAGCGTCGACCGCCAAGGTGATGAGTGACTTGTTCACGTTGAAGATTCCTTTGAAGAGTTGCGAATTTGGGTGACTCGCCGGGTGCTTACCCGAGCGGGAATTCCTTCCGGTTCATGGCTTGCAGTTCGGCGATGCTCTGCGGTCCTTTCTTCGCGGCCGGGCGGGCACCGTCGGCGACACGGCTCGATCCGGCCATGCTGGACGAGTTGTTCAGAAGTCGCTTGGCACCGGCCGCTGCGCGGAAGATCGTGGCGACCGCCTTGCAGTCCATGGACATCGTGTCGATGGTCTGACCACCGCTGACGGTGCGCAGAAGCACGGAACCGTCCTGCGTGGTGTTCACGCTGTCCAGCGCGCGGCGACGAATCGCACACATGCGATCCACGGTGGCCTTGCGATCCGCCTTGGCGTCGAAGGTGGGCACCTTGAAGCCGGGCACCAGCACTTCGGCATCGGCCAAGAGTGCGGTGTAGGAAGTAGCGAGTGCGGCGCTGTCGCCGGTGCCGGCAACTTTCTTGCCTTGGTCCTTCTTCGACTTCATGCCGTTCTCTTCTTCGACCTCCTCACCTTCGTCCTCGTCTTCTTCCTCTTCACGTTGACCGCCGTCTCCGGTCTTCGACTTCACCAGCGCAGCGACCGCGCTGGCGATGGTGTTGACCGAGTCTTCGATGCCGCTGATGCGGGCTTCCAAGACTGCATCCAGCGTCTGTGCGTCGCCGGTTGCGACGGTAGTGCCGGCACGATCCAAGTGAACGTGGATGTGGTTGCCTTCGCCTTCGTCTTGCGTTTCATCTTCGTCGCCGATGCCGAGCGCGGTCATGACGGCTGCGCGTTGTGCGTCGGAAACTCGGCGGGTGGTGGTGGGCATTTTCTTTCCTTTCGGGGTTGATGAAATGAGTGCGTGGTCGCCGATATGACATCGCGGGCCACAGCGACCTTTGTCGACCAGCGCAACGTGATTGCCAACGATATGAACTTGCCTTCCTTCGGCGGGTCCGGTTGTCTGATAGTCGGCGTCATACCCCGGTGACACTTCCCGCTTGCCTGCTTCCACATCACGGATTGCTTGCGCATCGGTGATGAGAAGGTCGCCGCGCAGAGTGTCGGCGTCGTCGCCGGTTCCACGCCGGACATTTAGCACAGTGCCGACCGTGACTTGCTTGTAATTGTGGGGCGTGACACCACCGGGCGGATGGTTGTTCGTGACCGACTTGCCACTGAACGACATGATCGTGACCGGATGGAACAGGGTTCGCTCGTCGCGGGACACGTAGGCGATGCCCATGTCGTTCGTCTTGATTGGCGTTTCGCCCCTGCCGTACATCATGGTTCCGGTGCGAGCCAAGCACACGTCTTCGCAGAGCAGGTAGCCTTCCGGCGTGCGATGACGCTTGGGACCAATCTGCTCGACTGTGTGGATGCCGCCGACACCGGCTAGGTCATGGGTGCGAGCGCGTTTGCGTTGCATGGTCAATCCCCATCTGATGAGGTTCGTCTTTCCATCGGCATGAAGCCGGACGGAAAGAACTCTTGTGCTTCCGGATAACGTTTGTAGATGAACCGCTTGAAAGAGTCGAATTCGTCTTGAATTCTCGTGACCTGAGCCTGCAAGGCTAACTCACGCTCCATCAATCGAGCGATTGACTGTGCGTCGCTGGTTCGGGTCTTCCATGCTTCCCTTGCGTCGTCAATTGCTGACTTCCGTTCCTGCTCACTGACAATCAGTCGAGCTTCAAGACGACGAATCAGGTCAACTTCACCGATGTTCTTCCGGGCGTCCAGCATCGTCTTGCTGGCTTTGGCGAACATGCCGAGCGCAACACCGCCGGCGCCTGCCATCACAGCAATCCAAGCGCTGACGGTTGTCGGGGCAACACTGAGTTCCATCATGTGCTCGTGCCGTCCACGATCAAGCCAAGAGTGGCGAGCGTGGTGAGAAGAGAAGCCAACGCAGCACCCGATGCCTTCGATCCGGTGACTGTCGGCTTGGCAATCGGCGTGGCGCCGAAGAATCCAACGTCCGGGCCGGCCGTGACTTGCACTCCGACGTTCGCCCCGACTGCGAGTTCCGAAGGAGGCGTAGTCGAGTTGTTGAATCCCTGCGCTGCAAGGTACGAATTGAGCACACCGCTCTGAATGAGAGCGATCAATGCTGACTGACTGGGGTCGCGCACTGTCATGATGTTTCCTTAAAAGTCAGGCAGTACTGGAGAACTCCAGCATCTGCAGTTCCAAATGCACCCCGCGTGGTATGCACCCCCGCCATCATCAAATGTGGGGGGCTCATCCCATCGAACATACTTGCCGGCCATGGCTTGATGCTCAGGACGAACATCCGCATCTTGACTCGTCTGCCACAGATAGCCTTCGCTCCCCAGTGCCATCGCTCGAGCTTTGGTGAGTTCTTCGGCCGCGCGGCTGACTTCGGTTCGAGCGATGAGTTTCGCTCGCCACTTCGGGATGTTGTTCGTCTTGAGTATTTCCGCTGCGATGTCCGTAGCTCGTGTTCCCTTGGGCAACTGGTTGCGCACAACCTCATGGACACGCATAGAAGCCTCAAGGGGCAACGATTTGATGAGAGTGACCTGTCGGTCTAGGGACTCATTGAAAATCGCGCCAACGGGCGTTTCTTCGATGATGTGACGCAGTCCC